GAACAGTCCGAATTAGGTGAACGCCAGGGCGCAAGCGTTGCGCCCCTACGGTGGAGGTGAAAGATGAGCAGAGTGTTTACGCAGTGCTGCGTGTGCCACGAGCCGACTTACCATAGCTCGAAGTATTGCGATGTGCACCGGCGGGCGGTGCACCTGGAGCAGAAGTCTTCCTGGGAGCGCAGGAACCGCGGGCGCAAGACGCCGTTCGATGGGTGCTTCGCCCAGCAGTTCACGGTGATCGAGGATCCGGATGCGGAGATCGGGTTTCCGCCTGGCGCGCGGTTGCAAGGGCACGAGGTGCGCTCGCTTCTGGAGCATGGCTGGATGACATCGGGGGCGGTGCTGGTTTCGCAGGATAAGCGGCTGGTGGTGGTTGGAGAGCCGTACAGGGAGCAGACGTTGAAGTTGGAGGCGGTGGAGGGATGAATTCGAGCGATTCTTCGATTGCGAACGGGTGCATGATCCCACTGGGGCAGGCGCTGGCGACGGGGGTGTTATGCGGCCTGGCGGTGTTGGGGCTGGCGCTGTGGCTGAAGTGGGAGGATGCGGCCTGGGTGGGGTTGATTGCGGCGGGGGGCGGGGCGGTGCTGTGGTGGATCAGCTCGATTTTGATGTGGCGGTCGGCGGTGTATGCGGATTTGAGGCCGGTGGAGCCGGTAGTGGTTCAGGCGGCGGCCGAGACGGTGCGGGTGGAGTTCCGGGAGGAGGGACGGATGGCGTTCCCGGAGTTGCAAGCGTCGGCGGGGCAGATGAAGGACCTGGCTATCGGGCTGCTGGCGGGGGCGCCATTCTCGGAGACGACCTGGTGCGGGGAGGGGAGGCCGTTCAGCCGGGGGCAGTTCCAGGCGGTGAGAGGGGAGTTCCTGAAGCAGGGCTGGGCGAGGTGGCGGAACGAGCGGGCGACGAACCAGGGGATGGAGATCTCCCCTGCTGGGCGGGCGGTATGCAGGGAATTGGCGGGGAGCAACGGGAAATGAGTGCGTGTGCGTGCGTGCGCGTGAGAGAGAGTCGGATAGTCGGGAGTCGGATAGGCTGATGGGAAAGTTGGCCGGGTTTTTATATTCGATTGAGTGGAACAATCCTTATACTTCGCCACCGGCGGGGGAGGCGAGTGTGAAGGCGAGGTATTTTGCTCCGGTCCGGAAGGAAGGGGAAGGGGCGCGGGTTCCGGAGGAGCTGAAGGCTTTGAGGATGACCGGCGGCGGGTATTCGATGACGATCAGGGCGATTCTGGAACCGCAGATGGTGAAGACGGATGAGGAGTTGGCGAGGAGCCGCAAGAAGCGGTTGAAGAAACGGATGAAGAAGGAGACGCCGCTGTTTGCGGAGCATTTCGAGAATGTGGAACTGGGGAGAAATCCGAGTTATTACGAGGGGAAGAGCCGGTATGAGGCGGAGCGGCAGGAGGTGCTGAGAAGGGAACAGGAAGAGTATGAATATCTGGCGGAGCATCCGTTTGAAGTGCTTGTTACGGCTTGTAACAGGGCGTAGAAGGGCGTTATGGCGAGTTTAGGTGTTATCAGACGTGATTTGAGAAAAGCGTACCGCAGGCTGGGAAACTGGCGTGCGGTGGGGCGAGAGTTTGGGATTTCGGGGGGGATGGCGTTCCGGATGGCGATGCAGAAGTACGAGCCAAAGAAGGCTGCGATCCGGGTGAAGCTGGGACTTCCGGCGATGGTGCTTGCTTCGGCGTGCGAGGTGTGCGGGGGGGTGCATGTGAGTAAGCGCTGCACGGTGAAGGCGGCGGCCAGGCGGTACCGGGATCTGTGGGATGTGCCGGTGAGGGAGTTGAGGAAGATGATTGAAGGAAGAGAGGAATATTGAGATGCCGATAACTACGATTCATGGAACATTTCAAAATAAAAGAGATTATGAACTATTTGTATGTCGCCGGGATAGACGGGGACTTTTATTGGCTATAGAAAAATTGAATGCCAGGATCGCCCAACTGGAGGCGGAACTGGATGAAGTCAACCAGAGGATCGCAGTGCTGCGTGGGGAGTGTGGGAGATGAAGTTCATGGATAAGGTGGTGACTCCGGCGGGGGTGGGGTTGGTGGTGGGACAGGGGGAGGAGGGGACGGTGCTGGTGAGCATTGCGAGGCAGGACCTGGTGAGAGGGTCGTGCTCGGGGCCATGCGTGAATGTGTGGGTGCGGATGGATCAGGTGCAAGGGCCGGTAGTGACGGTGAGGGTGGGCGTGAAAGGGGGCGGCCGTGGGTGGCGATGAAGTGGTGGTGGAGCGGAAGGTGAGCTGGTGGGGGCTGTTCCACTTGCATGTGATGAGCATGGGCGCCGATCCAGGAAGATCGGGGGCGGTGGATATCGAGCGGTGGATCCGGGAGGAGGTGGAGCCGATGGGGGGGGAGGTGGAGGGGTTTTATAAGTACCAGGAGGAGGAGCTGGGGGTGTGGCATTTGAGGTTATGGTGGAAGGTGCCGGGATACGTGGGGCGGGTGGCCAGCCAGGTTCCGGAAACCTTTCGATGCAAGTGTGCCGTGGAGGTGGAGCGTGAGTGAGATGAAGGCGTGGCGGTGCCCAGGTGGGGAGCATGTGTTGGGGATGGTGGTGAGGAATGGGAGCGGGGTGCGGCAACTGGTGCTGTATAGAATAGCGATTCCGTCTAATAGTCAAGAGTCTGATAGTCAGATAGAAGAAGTGGAGGTGATGGCGGTGGTGGAGGGGTATGTGGCGGATGTGCGCTGCTCGATCTGCGGGAGGGTGCGGACGTGGGTGCCGGGGGAGGAGGCGATGAGGAAGTTGTTGGAGGGAAGACAGATAGTCGGATAGTCTGATAGTCGGATAGGTGATCAGGATGGAAAAGGATCAGGTCAGGTTGGATGTGGTCAAAGAGGCAAAGGAGGAGTTATGGGGAAAGATGGTCGATATGCAAAGAGGGAACCGTCCGCTCAGCGAGGCGGAGTGGCGCCAGGTGCTGGGGAAGCTGGAAGAGTGGGTGGTAATGCTGGGGGAGATGGGGGAGGGCTGAGCCGGGAGGAGCGGCTCACAAGAAGTGAGCTGACAATGCTGGCCAGCCTGGTGCAATGGCGGGTGAATATGCTGATGGTGCAAGCGCTGATCAGCGAGCAGGCGAAGGCGCAGCGGGATAAGCTGGAGCGGTTGTTATGGAAGCTGGACAAGATAAGGAGATGAGGCGATGAGGCGAGAGGGCGGGTTGGTTTTGATGGGATTGGTGGTGATGGCGGTGGTGGGGCTGGCGCTGCTGGCGCACAGCTCTCCCAGGCCGCTGATCGCACGCAGCCTGTGGCTGGTGTGCCAGGTGTGGAGCTGGGAGAAGGGGGATTGGAAGACGGTGATGTGCATCGAGAGGCCGCGGGTGAGGGGGGCTAGGGAACCGGCGATCCTTCCCACAGCGACGGAGATGGCCTGGCCGACCGCTACGCCAACTATATGGGAGCCGTGGTCGACGGCTACGCGGACGGCGACAGAAGAGCCTTATCCAGTGGAAGAGACAGGGACGCCGGGGCCGTATCCATGAGCGAGATGGAGGAGTTGATCAGGAGGGTGGAGAGCCAGGCGCATATGGCGGACCTGTGCGGGGTGGATGTGCTGCTGAAACCGGCGGACGCAGGCAGACTGGTGGAGTATGTTAGGAAATTGGAGGCGCAGAATGGACGAAGAGATCCGGGAAATGAGGACGAAATGGCGGGTAGAGGGGGCGGTGAGGAAGGAGCGGCGCTGGGGCTGGCGGTCATGGCGCTGGCGGGTGTGGTGTGGTGGTTGATCAGATAAACGGATAATCGGAAGGCGGGGCGGACACGGGCCGCCCATCCAGGATGGAGGTGAGGATGGTTGAGAAGGATGAACCGAAGGGAGAGCCTCAAGGGCTTTATGGGAAATACCGGATCGAGAAGGGGGATGGGTCGCCGGTGGATCCGAAGGCGGTGTATTTTACGCTGAGGCTGGATACGGATGCGCATGCGCGGGCGGCGATCCGGGCGTATATCGAGAGCTGCAGGGATGCGCAGCCGGAGCTGGCGCGGGATCTGGAAAAGGTCTTAAAAGAAGTCGGATAGTCTGATAGACGGATAGGTTATGAGACTATCCGTCTATCAATCTGGCGACTAATACGAGAGAGGATTGACATTTGAGGAGAAGTGTTTTAAAATTCAGTAAATGAATATTGGGCGGTGGGGATCGGTGATCCCCCATAAACCCATGCATGCCCGATCGTGGTTCGGGCAATATCGGAGATGAGCGCCCGGTGTCATTACGACACCGGGCGCTCGCCGTTTAAGGTAAAGGAGAATGAAAAATGAAAGATATCTTTAGTTCGAGAAAGTTCTGGGCTTTGATCATCGCCTTATGCGTGTTGTTTGCGAGTTTCTTCTTCCCGAATTTCACGCTGAACGAAGAGGCGACTATCGGTCTGGTAGTGATCGTGGCGAGCTACATTCTGGGCGTGGCAGTCGACCCGGGCGCCAGCGGCTGGCACGGCGTGGTGAAATCACGTAAGTTCTGGGGTGCGACGATTGGTTTGGTTGCGATCGTATTGAACGGCTTCGGGATCAAACTGCCAGTCGAAGTGCCGCAAGACACGCTCATCTGGGTCTGTGTGACCATCGGCGCGTATATCTCCGGCGTTGCGTTGGAAGCCAAACGGTTGTTACCTAAATAAACCATCAATGACACCACCAGGCGGGGACGAAGGTTACAGCGAAGGCGAAGTGACGCTAGGTACTTTGAGTACCAAGCTCGACAACATAACCGAGAAGGTCGAACCAGTGGCACGACTGTGCACTGTGATTGCGGTTTTCGATATTCAAATGAACGGAAAGATGGGCGTCCTTGAACAGCTGAAGGAACACGAAGACCGTCTCACTGCCCTTGAGAAAGTCTTGAATGATTTTAAGACAATCAAGGCGATTGCGATTTACATGGCGATAGTTTTTACCGGCTGCGTTTCAGGACTGCTTTGGGAGATCATGACGCACAGGATTACGTTGGTCCATTGATATGAGCGATCTTATCAAACTACGCTTTCCCTGTGACATGACCCTCGCCTATCTTGGCGATTGTTGGCAGGATCACCGCGACCGACCCGGTTACCTGGAGAAGGGCTGGGAGCCGGGGCTGGATATTTTGAGCAACGACCAGGCGCAGATCCCGCTGGTGGCGGTGCTGCCGGGCAAGGTGCGGCGCGTCAAACCTGCGGGTTATAACGACGGGTATGGATCGTATGTTGAGATCAATCATGGTGTGATCGAGGGGCATGCGTACCGGACGCTGTGTGCGCATATGGCTAACGTGTCTGTCTTGCAAGTTGGTCATTCTTTCGGGGCCGGGCAACAGATCGGCTTGATGGGTTCGACCGGTAACAGCGATGTTGTGCATGTCCACTTTATTTTGTGGCGAGATGGTGTGAATGTGGACCCGATGCCGTACCTGACGGGGGCGGTGGTTACGCCGCCGGTGGAGCCGCCAGCACCCAGCGGCTTCAAGATGCCGGATGTTCCGGCGTTGCCGAAGTCGGTGGTTTATAAGCCGACCAGCCTGATTACCAAGTTCATCCGGGTGCGGGTGAATCGTCCGGACGGGATGATGATCGACCAGATCAATCCGGGGGAGCGGTTCTATGCGTGCGGGTGGGCGGAGGAGGGCGGCGATGTGTGGCTGATGGGCTGGACGAAGAGCGGCAAGGTTGGTTGGGCGGCGGCGTTTTATAAGGGCGAGACGTGGCTGGAGCCAGCATGAAGGGCGAATGTCTGTTGGGGCAGCGGTTCGGGTGGTGGTGGCTGGTGTTGCTGCCGGTGTGCCTGGGGCTGGCGTGGTTGTGGGAGTTGAAATGGTTTATTTATCGGCGGCGCTGGCTCCGCTATTGATGGTGTATTGGATGAAAAAGGCTGTGATCTGGGTGATCGAGATGGCTTTGAGGATATGGTATGGCGATTAAAGAATGGAACGATCTACAACTCCGATTCGATCTTCCGGGCCTGGATGAGGTAGAAGAGGACGCGGCGGAACGATTTATTACGCCTGAGGAAGCCAGATTAATTAGCGAGGCGTCGGCCAGTACGTTCTCTAGTAGGAACGATAAGCCGGAATGGTTCAAGGATTATTTGATGTTACGGGAGCAGGGGTGGCCGTGGCGGGTGGCGTGTTATATCGCCTGGGCAAGCAGCCCAAAGATAGGACGCAAACCAGAAACAATAGAAAAATTGGCGACTGAGGTATTGGGATTGAAAAGCTCCAGGGTGATTTATACCTGGAGGAAAAAATATAAAAAAGAAAAGGGCATCGACAGCGTTGTATCGATGATGCAGACGGCGGCTTTGTGGGAGCACCGGCGGGATGTGATTAACGCATTGGTGGAACAGGCGAGCAAAGCGGACTATAAGTCATTCAATGACCGAAAACTATTCCTGGAATTGATCGGGGATTTCACACCTTCGTCGGATTTGAACGTTATGGCGACAGAGGTTGATCTGAAGAAGTTGAGTAATGCTCAAATTATCCAAAGAATGAGCGACGAACAAAAGAAATTGATTTTCGGTGATGAAGGTGAACCAGATGAGCACGATGCTAGCGACAAAGCATCTGATGAAACCAATCAGTGATGAGGATGACGAACTCAACTTTCGTGAAGCTGCCAAGCGGTATTTTGTCGGCTTTGAATGTTACGTGGCTTCGTATTACAAGCCTGCAAACCACCACCGGCTGGTAGCGAAGTACCTTGAACAGGTGGAACTGTATATTCGGACGAAGGGAAAGCAGGGGATCGGACGTTTGTTGATCCTGGAGCCGCCACGATATGGGAAAAGCGAGCAGGCGAGCAGGCATTTCCCGGCCTGGGTGCTGGGAAAGAATCCAGATATACGGGTGATCTTGACCAGTTACGGAGCGGACCTGGCGACGAAGTTCAGCAGGGCAGCAAGAGATATCGTTTTGTCGCATAGCTTCAAAGCGTTATTTGGGACTTTGGCAGGTGAAGAATCGCCGGTGGTATTGGCGGAGGATAGCCGGAGTGTGAAATCATGGGACCTGGCGGCACCCTATCGAGGCGGGATGATGGCGGCAGGCGTGGGCGGAGCAATCACCGGAACGGGCGCACATTTATTGATTGTGGACGACCCGTTCAAGAACCGGGAGGAAGCGGAATCGGAGGCGCACCGGGAGAGCGTGTGGGAATGGTGGACCAGCACGGCCTATACGCGGCTGGAGGATGGGGCGGCAATAGTAATCATGCTAACCCGCTGGCATGGGGATGATCTCGCCGGTCGGTTGCTAAAACAGATGGCGACTGATCCGAAAACAGACCGGTGGACGGTGGTATGTCTACCGGCGTTCGCCGAGTCATATAGTCAAGAGTCTCATAGGATAGAGGAGAGCGGGGGATCACCTACAGAGGAGAAGAGCTTTGAGGAGTACCAGAGGATGAAGATGCTGGAAGGGGTGTGGGTGAATGAGCGGGACCCGTTGGGGAGGCAGGCGGGGGAGGCACTATGGCCGGAGAAGTATAGTGTGGAGGATCTAGAGCGGACCCGGGCTAACAGCGAATATGACTTCCAGGCGCTGTACCAGCAGTCGCCCTATTTACGGCAGGGGAATATGTTCCAGAGAGAGTGGTTTACGATCGTGGAGGCGGGGCCAAAGCTGGAGGAGATCGTGAACCGGATGTGGTTCTGGGATAAGGCGGGGAGCCAGAAGGTGGTGGCGGGGACCAACTACGCGTGCGGTGTGGTGATGAGCCTGACGAAGGATGAGCTGGTGTTCGTGGAGAATGTGGCCAGGCGGCAATGCACGCCGGGCGAGCGGGATAAGATGATGGTCTCAGCGATGAAGGCGGACCGGGAGACGGGCAGGCCGATCCATTGCATCTGGCACCAGCAGGACCCAGGGAGCTCGGGGTTGGACAGCGCGCAGATGACGAACCAGATGCTGGTAAAAGCCGGGTTCAACAAGATCAGATTCGAGACGGTGAGAGGCGAAGGGGATAAGGAAGTGAGAGCGGGGCCGTGGTCGAGCGCTTTGCAGGGCGGGATGGTACGGCTGGTGCGAGGGGGGTGGAACCAGGCGTATATCGAGGAGCATGTCAGGTTGAAGTTCCCGAGCGTCACTTTCGACGATCAGGAAGACGCGTCGAGCTGGGGTTTCGGGAAGCTGGTGGGACGCAGGAGAACGAAAGAGGCGAGCAGCTGGCAGGGATGAATTATGAATGATTTAGAGAAGGCATTCAAGGCGCTGAACGACAAGCAGGAACCGTATAACAAGCTGTTTGCCTATTATGAGGGCAACCAGCCGACGGTATATATGACGCAGCGCCTGGCGGATATTTTCAAGGGGCTGGATGCGAAGTTTACTGAGAACTGGTGCGTGGTGGTGGTGGATAGTGTGAAGGACCGGATCAATCTGAGGGGGATCAGCGTGCCGGAGGCGGCGAAGGATAGTTGGCAGCGGATGTGGGAGGGGTCGGAGCTGACGCTGGAGAGCGACGATGCGCACGAGGCGGCGCTGATCACCGGTGAAGCATACATGATCGCCTGGCCGGATGAGGAGGGAAGCCCGGAAGCGTATTTCAACGACCCACGGCTGTGCCAGGTGTTCTACGAGGCGGCAAACCCGCGGCAGAAGCGGATGGCGGCGAAGTGGTTCGTGGATGAGGACGAGAGCGTGAAGCTGACGCTGTATTACCCGGAGCGGCTGGAGTATTACCGGGCGGGGAAGAACCCCAGCTCGGCGAATGCGTTCCAGGTGGATGGGGAGACGGCGGAGAATACGACCGGGGAGGTGCCGGTGTTCCATTTCCGGGCGGCGGGCAGGAAGGTGCGCAGCGACCTGGCGAGCGTGACGCCGATCCAGAACGGGATCAATAAGCTGTTGGCGGACTTGATGGTGACTTCGGAGTATATGGCGTTCCCGCAGCGGTACATCATCAGCAACGCGGATATCAAGGGGAAGGTGAAGAACGCGCCGAACGAGATCATGGACTTACCGGCGGGAGACGGGATGGGGCAGCAGACGCAAGCAGGGCAGTTCGAGGCGGCCAGCCTGGACAACTACCTGAAGTCGATCAACGATCTGAGCATGGCGATCAGCTCGATCACGCGGACGCCGAAACATTATTTCTTTTCGATCGGGAGCAATCTTTCGGGGGAGGCGCTGATTGCGATGGAGGCGCCGTTGAATAAAAAGGCGCAGGACCGGATCGACCGGTTTGCGCCGGTGTGGAAGGACTTAGCACGGTTCATGCTGAAGCTGACCGGGCAGGAAGTGGACCCAACACAGATCCGAGCGATGTTCGACCGGCCGGAGACGATCCAGCCGTACACGGAGGCGCAGACGCTGCAGATGTATGTGGCGGCGGGGGCGCCTTTGCGGACGGCGGCCAGGTGGACGGGCAGGAGCGAGGAGGAGATCGCCGAGCTGGAGGCGGATGTGGAGGCGGCGGGGGCGAGGGAGCAGACCAGCCTGGCGCAGGGGCTGTTGGAGGCGCAGAGGCGGTTCAATGGGGGGGGAGAGTCAAATAGTCGGGTGGGGGGAGGAGAGTCAAATAGTCGGGTAGTCGGATAGTCGGATAGAGGAATGGCAGGCGAGAGGCCTGATGAAAATAGAACCACTGAGGCACTGAGAAGTGCTGAAATATTTAGAAAGAGGAAGGTGAGAGATGTTTGAGAGATTCAAACTAGGTTGGTTGGAAGAGGCGGATAAGGGCGGCGCGGGAGGCGCTGGGTCTGGCGACGCGGGTGGTGATAAAGGCGGCGGAGCAGCAGGAGCTGCGGATGGATCCGGGAAGGAGACGAAGCCGCTGGTGTTCGATGAGTGGCTGAAGGGGCAGCCGGAGGAGGTGAAGACGCTGCTGGACGGGCAGACGAAGGGCTTGAAGAGCGCATTGCAGAGCGAGCGGGAAGCTCGCGGGACGGCGGAGAAGGCGCTGCGCGATATGGCCGGGAAGGCCGAGAAGGGCAGCGAGGCCGAGAAGCAATTGACTTCGATGGCAGACCAGATGGCGGAGGCGGACCGGCGGGCGGAGTTCTACGACGAGGCTCACAAAGTCGGGGTGACGAACCTGAAGCTGGCGTATCTAAGCGCGGTGGCGGACGAGCGGTTCGATAAGCGGGGGCGGGTGAACTTCGACGAGATGAAGAAGGATTACCCGGAGCTGTTCGGGAGCAAGAAGCCGCCGGAGGGGAACGCGGGCAAGGGAACGGGCGACAATGGACCAGCCGGGCATGCGGATATGAATACGTGGATCCGCAAGGCGGCGGGAAAAGGTTAGTGATCAGTAAACAGTGAACAGTGATCAGTAAAAAGGAGTTAGATAAATGGCTTACAACAATGTAATTTCTAGAACGGATGCTGATGCGCTCATCCCTGAGGCGGTCAGCAATGAGATTTTGACGAATGTGCCGAAGCAAAGCGCAGTGCTGCAACTGGCGCGTAAGTTGGCGAATATGAGCCGGGACCAGAGCCGGATGCCGGTGATGAGCGCGCTGGCGACAGCGTACTTTGTGAGCGGCGATACCGGCTTGAAGCAGACCAGCGAAGTGAACTGGGAGAACAAGTACATCAACGCTGAAGAGCTGGCGGTGATCGTGCCGATTCCGCAGGCGGTGCTGGATGACGCCGATTACGATATCTGGGGGCAGGTGCGCCCCAGCGTCGAAGAGGCGTTCGGGATTGCGATCGATGCGGCGGTGCTGTATGGGACGAACATTCCGGCGAGCTGGACGACCAACCTGGGCGCAGCAGCGGGCTTGATCGCGGGCGCGCTGGCAGCCAGCCACAACGCGAGCCTGGCGGCTTACACCGACCTGTACGAGGCGATCCTGGGCGAGACGGCAGCCGGTGTGTCGGGGCTGTTCGGGTTGGTCGAGGCGGATGGGTTCATGGTGACCGGCTCGATCGCAGCGATGGCTACCAAGCGGATGTTACGCAACGTGCGCACGATCGATGGCATGCCGATCTTCACCCGCAGCATGCAGGGCGTGAACCAGTACGAGCTGGACGGGGCGCCGTGCCTGTTCCCGACCAACGGGGCGATCAGCGCGACTTACCACCTGATCAGCGGGCAGTGGAACCAACTGGTGTATGCCATGCGCCAGGACATTACCTACAAGCTGTTGGACCAGGCGGTGATCCAGGATGGCAGCGGCGCGATCATCTACAACCTGGCGCAACAGGATATGGTCGCTTTGCGGGCGGTGATGCGCCTGGGCTTTGCGCTGCCGAACCCGATCAACCGGATGAACACCAGCGCGGTGACGCGGTTCCCGTTCGCGTATTTGACGGCGTAGGACAGTAGTCAGTGAATAGTGATCAGTGATCAGTGAAGAGTGATCAGTTGTCAGGGGCGGACGCGGTCCGCCCCAACAAGTAATTCAGAAGTTTGGAGAGGAGATTCAAAATGGGACTATATCCGAAACAGGCTGAGCTCTATAAGGCCATAGTCGGTATTCCACGAGGGCCTAAGTCGCGGCTTTTAATCGTGGATGCGCAGCACGGGTCAGACAGCAATTCCGGCCTGTCATTCGAGCATCCACTGCTGACGTTGGCTGCCGCCGAGGATCTATGCGTCGACAACCACAATGATGCGGTGGCGATCGTGGGCGGGCCGACGCAACTTAACCTGGCGGCTGCGCTGGCATGGGATAAATCGTACACGCACCTGATCGGGCTGACGGGCGATTTGCCCGGCGTGGGGCAGCGGGCCAGGATTACCAGCGCAGCAACGGCGGCGATCGTGGCGATGATCACCCTTTCTGGTTCAGGCTGCATCTTCAAGAACCTGAACCTCCAGAACGAGTGCAGCGCGGACGCCGATTCGGGCGCGTTGGTTGTTTCCGGGATGCGCAACTACTTCAAGAACTGTTTCATCTCGGGGATGCTGCACGCGACACCGGCGGCACGCGCGGCGGCGTACTCTATGACGCTGAGCGGACCGGAGAACTTCTTCGATGATTGCGCTTTCGGTGCGCAGACAATCAACCGTGCTTCCACCAATGCCGAAGTGATCATCACCGGGTCGAACGTCAAGCGCAATCACTGGCGCCGGTGCCAGTTCCTGTCGCAGTCGGTGACGGCTGGGAAAGTCCTGGCGCGCATTGTAGCCGGTTCCATCGTCTGGTCGCAGATCTTCGAAGACTGCTCGTTCTTGAACTGGAACAGCGCAGCCGGTGAGACGGGGGCGTTTATCAACCATGCTATCGAGGACGGGCAGACTGGTTTTCACCAGACGTTCCTGAGAGGACTGACCACGGCGCTGGGATGCACGCAGCTGGTGGACGTTGCGACGTTCACCTGGACGCATGGCGCGGCTGTTGGCGGGGCGGTGGCACCGATTGCGCTGAACAATCTGACCACCTAGGAACAGTGATCAGTAACCAGTAATCAGGGGGCGGTTGGCGATCAGGAAGATCGGTGACCGCCCCTACAGAATGGAAATGGAGGCAACAAAATGACTGTAGAGATCAATTCAGAAACCGGTCACGGAATGTTGGTGATCGATATTGCAGGCGAGGCGACGGCGGCGCATTGTTTGGGTTCGATCGCAAACCCGGAAGGCGTGGACTTGCTGATCCTGGAAGCCTTCCTGTACATCATCACGCCCGCTGGTCTGGCTTCAACGCTGCATGTAGGCGTGGGAACAGTGGGCGCGGATAGCCACGATCTGAACGACGGTGCGTTGTTGAACGGGACGGCCGGAACGTGCTGGAACGGTATGCACCCGGTGGCAGCGGATGCGGAGATGTCGACGCCGGCCTATTGGACGGCGGAGACATTCCTGAACTTCACGACTGCGGCGCAGGTGTCTACGAGCTTCGTCGGGAAGTATTTCGTGCGGTACGTGCGGCTGGAAGACTAGCCGAACGCAGGTTCTTCCTCCTTGGTGAAGGGGAGGGCGTGGGTTGCGCCCTCCCCAAAGGAACGAGATGATGACGACATTGGATAGTGCCTGGCATGGCGGTGTGCTGCTCAATCCCCGAACCGCACTCGGAGACCTGATTGCGCGGTTTATGCCGCCATTTGGGAAGGTGTTTGCTAATCCGATAGCATCGCCTGCAGGAAAGAAGCGTTATACTTTGACGCTGCAACCAGACGGAACAGCCGGGGTAGATACTTACCTGGATGAAGGACAACCTGCCACAAATCAACAAAACATTTTTCTTTCTATATATAAAGCATCCGGGTCAAATTGCAACCGAACTTTAATTAAATTCGATTTATCCACTATACCGGCCGGTGCGATTATCACAAGTGCGACACTGAGTCTGTGGTGTCAAAATCAAACTGTGCAAGCCGGGACAATGTATCTCTATAGAATACTTCCGGCTAATAGTGGGTGGACAAGGGCGGGCGCAACCTGGAATCATGCGGTAGAGAACACGGTGCATTGGGCTGGGTCTGCTGGGTGTTCGACTAGCGGGACAGATTATAGCTCTACGCTGCTTGGGTCTGTCGCAAAAGTCGGTAATGAACCGATCGGAACTTTATACAGTTTTACCCTGAATGTCGCAGAAATGCAATTGCTATTAGCGAATAATTGCGGGATTATTGGGGTTGGAAATGCCACTATATTATCTTATTTGCGTTCATGTTTGAACGCCACAGCAGCACAGAGACCAAAAATAACTGTAATTTACGACGCATAAAGGAGAATAATTATGGCAACTTCAAACGAAATCGCAGAAGTAATCACCAGGGTCTTTCCAGACCTGGCAACATTCGAGGCGTCACTAAGACGCCTTGGTCTACAAGCGGAGTTGGTGCAAATCAATTCCAAAATGGCGAATATCCAGGCTGAGGCAGACAAAAATGCACAGGGTTACGTGCAGGCGTTGGACGAACTGAACGAGATGCGCCGGGCTAAGCAAGCCGAAATCGACCTACTCGAAGCGAAGTAAGGCAGGAGGCCAATAATGGCCATCGTCAATCTGATTGATACGACTTTCACCGCAAAGAACATCTCCACGGCGCTCAGCGTCTATGAATATACTGTGCCTGGGACGGCGCTGTGGTATCACCTATATGTCCAGGTACGGCTGGTTGCGGTTGCAGGCGGCGGGGATTATACGATCAACCTGCGGCTCAATGATGGGGATGTTCAGACGGATGACCCGATGGTGCCGAAGACCACCTATACCGCCGCGGCTGGCGCACAGAATATCTGGTTCGCGGGCGAGGTGGTCGGTAACAGCGGCGATGTGCTGAATATCATGTGCCTGGGGCAAGCGGGCGATACGGCGGTGATTGGCAGTATCCGAATTTGCTGTGATGATGCGGTTGGCGTGACCACCTACGGGCGCACCCTGGACGTTCAATCGACCGGCGAGGCGGGGCTGGACTTCAGCAACATCAAGGCGGCTGATAATCCGACCACGCTAACGAATATCACGGTGCCGACCGTGGCGAGCGTGACGGCTCTGGCAGCTGGCGCTATCCCTGACAACGAGATTGACGCGGGGGCGATCAAGGCGGATGCGGTGACGAAGATCCAGGCGGGGTTATCCACGCTGACGGCGGCGCAGGTGTGGAGCTACGCGACGCGTACGCTGAGCAGCTTTGGGGCGTTGATCGCGGATATCTGGTCGTATGTCAACCGGACGCTGACGCAATCGGCGGCGGAGGCGGCAGAATCGACCAATCCGGGCACGCTGGCATTGAAGCGCGGGGACAGTTGGTCGCAGGCGATCACCGATCTGGGCAGCCTGGCAGGTTATACATACATCGATTTTACGGTCAAGCGGTCGGAGAAGGATCTAGACGAGGATGCGATTATTCGCATCCGAAAAGCGGCGAGCGGATTGGGTGATGGATTACTGACACTCAACGAGGCCACAGGGACGGCCACAAGCGGATCGATCACGATCGATGATGCCGCGCTGGGAAATATCACGATTGCACTGGCGGCCACGGCAACGGATGATTTAGAGCTGGATAAGGGTTTGTATTACGATATTCAAAAAATCGTTAGCACAACCGTGACCACAATCGGATCGGGCGTACTGAATGTGACAGCGGACATCACGAGGGCAGTGACATGACAGATTCGGCAGATGTGACGAAACTTCGGCGGATGGTTGGGGAGCCGACCGCTACTACTTACAGCGATAAAACGTTGGCAGATTATATCAAGCGTTACCCGCTTGAGGACGCACGTGGCGAGGGACCGTGGATCGAGAGCGAGACGACGCCCGGAACGCTGATCGAGAACCCGGACTGGACGCCGACCTACGATCTGAACGCGGCGGCGGCGGACGTGTGGGCGGAGAAGGCGGCCACTCCGGCGGCGGATTTCGATTTCTCGGCGGACGGCGGGAATTACTCGCGCAGCCAGGCTTATGAACAGGCGATGAAGCAGAGCAGGTATTATCGCAGCCGCAGGGGAATCAAGACGATCACGCAGCGACCGGAGCCGCTGATGCAGGGACACGAGGAGATCGATGACGACGACTAACCCGCCCGCCGGACGCGTGCAGCGCATGATCGGGGAATTCCGCCAGGGGATGGAGGCGGAAGAGGCCGTTCAGATGGCGGACATGGCGCGCACCTGGCTGGAGATCGAGCGGCGATTGCAGGCGCAAATGGAGCTGCTGGCACGCGAGGCGGCGGATCTGCGCGCAGCCAGTCAGCCGGTGACGCGGGCGCAGCTCTACCGGATGAAAAGGTATCGTGATTTGTTGGGCCAGGCGCAGGCCGAGACGTTGAAGTACCAGAAATGGGCGGCGGCGGAGATCGCAGCGCGGCAGGCGGAAATGGCGAAGCTGGGTGTGGTCCAGTCGCAAGCGCT